CTTGCATCATTGTTGGTCGAATGCCGAGCGGCATCAGCGCCTGAGCCCACGTGTAGAAGTTCGACATAAACCCGAGCCGTGGAACGCTCATAACGCATTCCACCCGAATGTCGGCCTCGGTGCCACCTACCTTCACGATCATGCGTGACTCCAAAAGAGAGCGGGCGGCCCCCGCTTGGAAGCCGCCCGCTCAGAGTCGCACACGAGTCAAGCCGTCAGGCTCAGCCAGCCGCACCCACGAGGCCGATGATCGGGCCGGCGACGCTCGAGCTGCCGAGGTTGGCGTGCGTGATCGCCACGCGAGCCACCGCACGGATCACGGTCTGATCGCTGAGGAAATTCACCTGATCCGAGCTGGCGATCTCGATGGCCTGGCGGATGCCGTAGTAGGAGCTGTTGGCCATGTTGCCGTACAGCGCCATGATGACACCCGAGGAATCCGCACCGCTCGGGAGCCGGTCAGTGAGGACCACTTCCGAGCCGAGGAACGTCGGACCCATGCCCTGCGAGAGACCCACCGACCCGCCCTGGGCGAGGTCGAGATTCTGCATGCAGGTAGCGAAGAAGAACGGCGAGCAGAACCACTTGGCACCGGCACGGCTGTGCTGCGGAACCCTGGCCATCATGGCCAGCAGGTTTGCCTTGGTGACTTCGTCGGGCGTGTCACCGGCAGCCGTCACGAGCGACGCCGCGTAGGTGGCAGCAGACGCAGCCAGAAGGCCGCCCGTGTGGGTCGTGACGAGACCGGCCACGCCAGGGGCGTTGCTCGGGTTGCCGCTCCACGCAGCCTCTTCCACGGCGTTGCTGAGCGTCAAGGCGAGCTCGGCAGCGATCCAGTCGGCAATCGACACGATGGAGTCCTGCAGGAGCTCGCTCGCAATCGTCACTGCACCCGTCACCTTCTTCGCGGTCAGCGTGACCTGGTTGCTGGTGGGATCGCTCGGCGTGATGGCCGAGTTCTCGTCGATCCAGTACGCGGTCGCGCCGGCCGTCCGGCGGGGGAAAAGGAGCACGTCGCTCGGCATCACCACGTTCGTGGCGTTCTGAGCGAATGCGGAGTACTCATCCACGAGCCGGATGACGGTCGAAGAGAGAACGTCGGGCACGAAGGCCGCACCCGTGGTGCTGCCGGTCGAACCCTGAGCACGAGCCTCGACGCCGTGATCCTGACACCACCGCTTGGCTTCGGCGTCGCCGCTCTTGCTCTTGAACCACATGCCCACCGAGTAGGCGTCCTTGGCGTTTTCAAACGCACGGAGCCGACCCGAGAACGGAACCGCCTCGATCCGGGTCTTGGGCTCTTCGGCACGCACCTCGGGAGCCGGCGAGCAACGCTCGACCACGCTGCGGAGATTCTTGGCCGACTCGACCACCTTCTTCTCGAAGTCGATCTTGGCGGTGAGTTCGTCGGCACGCTTGTTGAGGTCGATGAGCTCGACATCGCGGGCGGTCGTGTCTTCGGCCTCGATCGCACGCACGGCGTCGATCCGGTTGGCAAGGGTTGCCGCCTCGTCCTGAAGCTTCTTGAGATTGTCCATGTTCGGTGAGACTCCTGCGGCGGTATTGCCGATGGAGTCCACCTTGCCACTAAGGGCGTGGCACCTTGCAGAAGCGGATTTGCGAAAGCGTTGTTTTCACAAATGCCACCGCGCGAGCCCCGCACCTCGGGCAACGCAGATACCGCTGCCGTTCGTCACCACACGGACGGCTGGAGCGGCACCGGAGTTTTTCGCCGCACGTGCAGCGTGCTTCAGACACGGCGCAACCTCAGAGCCCACGCCGCTGCGGCGTCACGGACCAGGGAACGCTTCACGATCTCAGCGGCCACAGCCTCGGGCTCGGGCTGCGTCTGCGTTGCCAGCCAGGCTTCATACGAACGCATGGCAACGGATGCAGACGTGGAAGGGTAGGCCGGGTTCAGCACCGGCCCCACGTCGTAGAGGCCCGATACCTCGCGGATCTGGCGGATGGCCTTGCCGTCCTCGCCAGTGCGGAAGGATTCGTTCTTGGGCTCAACCGTGAAGGCGAACGACGAGCCCCGCACGTCGCGCCGCTGGATCAGCTCGAGCACGTCGGCCCGGCTCACGGGCGGCGTCACCACGTACTTCAGGCCCTTCTCGTCTGAGGAGAGTTCCAGCGTGCCAGACGAGGAACGGCCCAGCACGATGTTGCTGTCGTGATTGAACAGCGCCACCACGTCGCCCTTGCCACGCTGGCGGCTCAGGATCTTGTCGAACGCGCCCGGCAGAATCTCTTCGCGGAACCCGCCGAGGTCGAGAGAAAGCCGGTTGTACACGGCGGCGTATCCGATGATGGCGGCTCGGCCATCTGCCCGGTTCTCCACGATCAGCTCGTTCTCTTCCTCAAAGGCGAAATCGCGGCGTTCAATTTCCATCGGTGTACTCCTCCTGTTCGGCCTGGTCCTCGGCTGCAGCGGCCGGGCTGTCTTCTACTTCGGCGGGCGGCTCGGGCATCGGCTCCGGTGCCGGCGGCTCCGCGCCCACCTTGTCCAGCGTGGTCATGTTGAGTTGAACAAAGTGCTTGTCACCTTCCGGCCCGATCGGGTTCAGGTTCTCGAGCTCGCGGATCTCGTTGATGGTCATCCACCCGTTCTGCAGGGCCGAGACGTAGTAGGCCGAGCGGCTTGCGTGGTCGCCACGCAGCAGGCCCGAGACGCTGTGCTCGGCGAAGTACCGCTCGTCGTCCACGATCAGATCGCGGCTGATGGCTGCTTCCCACCGCTTCAAGTGCGGCAGCAGGCAGTGCTGCACGAACTCCGTGCCCTGCACCTCGATGTTGCTGTAGGTGCTGCGGGTCAGGTCTTGGATCATGTGCGGTGGCACGCGGAACGCCCGGCAGATTTCGATCACCTGATACTGCCGCGTCTCTAGGAACTGTGCCGCCTCGTTGCTGCCGCTGAGCTCGTGGGCCTTCACACCGTTGGGCAGGACCGCCGTGCGGAAGGCACGATCGGCTCCCCTGTGCATCCTCTCCCACTGCTCACGCAGCCGCTCGGCAGCCTCCACGGGGATTGGGTTCTCTGACTCCAGCACGATGCCAGGCCGGGCACCGTTTCCGAAGTAGGTGGACCCGTGAGCCTCCAACGCCTGGGCCAGGCCGATGGCGTTCTGGAAAATCTTGTAGGTCGGGATCGCCTTGATGCCGTCTTCCGTGGTGAACCGCAGGGCGAATATCTGCTCCTGGGGATAAATCGTCTCCCGCCCGCTCGGCTCGCGGTAGCGATACCGCAGCGTGCCGTCAGAGAGCCGATCGACTTCCATGCGGGAACTGTGCAGCGGCCATAGCTCCGACACGGCACCTCGAGCACCTGGGCGGATCTCGGCGTAGCTCGCACCGTAGTGCAAGTACATGCCCGTCATCCAATCCCTAAATTCTTGTGCCGTCTGCCACGGGTTGGGCTGCTGGTGCAGGAGCCGATACACCGGGTGGCTCGTGGCCTTCGCCTTGCCGCCGTTCGCCATCCGTTCGTAGACGTGGAGCGGCAGGGCTGATACCGCATCCGATATCACTCGAATGCAGGCCGTGTACGCAGAGCACGCCATTGAGTTGTCGGCGTTCACCCGGATGCCGGAAGGCGTGCGAGACGATGAAACCTCGGGCCAGTCAATGCCGCGCAGGTCGAACATCTTGAAGTCGGCGGCGGCGTGTTCGCTCATATGCTCAGGATGTCCCAAGATTGTTCAGCTGGCTTTGTGGTTGCCGCTGCGTGAAGCCCGAGTGCCATGACAAGCGACACGATGCCGTCAATGCGTTCTGTGCTCTTGGCCTTGCTGGGTTTGATGTTGCCTTGGTGATCGCTCTGCACCGCCACGTTGCCGGCCATCCACGACAGCACCGGATGATTGGCATGCCGAATCCGCTCGGACAGCACTAGGTTCTCCAGCTGCTTCGACGGGCTGCTCATTGAGCCATAGCCCTGCCCAAAGCCTGTCACATTTACCCCATCGCCTTGCAGTTGCGTGGCCAGCTGCGTGGCGTTCCAGCGGTCAATCCCCACCTGGCGGATATTGAACTGCTGCGAGATCTCTACGATGTCGCGCCGAATCACGTCGTAATCAGTGACGTTGCCATCCGTGGCCCGGACGAGACCGTCACGAATCCAGCCGAGGTAGTCGATCTTGTCCCGCTGTGCCCGCTCGGCGGCGTTAACCTGTGGCACCCAGAAGAAAGGCAGCACGTCGAACGTGCCATCGTCCGCCTGGCTCACGAGCACGAATGCGGAAAGGTCGTACGTGGTTGCAAGGTCGAGGCCCGCGAACCACTCCCGTTGTTCGAGGTCGCCGGCCAGCGGCTTGCCGCACTTGGCCCAGTTGTCTGGCGAAAGCCACCGCACGTCCTGCGTTGTCCAGACGTTGAGCCTGTATCGCAAAAAGCTATTAAGCTTCGACGGCGATTGCTCGGCCTCTCGGGCATCGGCCGCGAATGATTCCAGCGTGATCGTCTCGCCGAGCGACGGGTTTGCCTGTCGCCAAACCTTCTCGGTCTTCCATGAATCGTTGGTGCCGGCATCCGGCGGCGCGGCGTAGATGCACCCAAAGAAGGCCGGGTCCACGCCAGGATCTGCGATGCACCGCTCGGCGTATGCGTGTTGCTCCCAGCAGATCGACTTGCGGTCGTAGCCCGCCGTGGTGATCGAGAGAATGAGCGGCGATCTCCTGGCAGCTCCACCGTACCTGAGTGCGTCTCTTGTTGTGCCGGGCTTTCGCCCCCAGCCTCTCGGCCAGGGGCGAAAGCCCAGAGGCGTCGGTCCCTTTGTGCGTGGAGTTCATCGAATAGCAGCGCGTGGATATTCAGCCCCTCGGCCCGGAACGCATCTGCACTAAGAACACGGTAGAACGAATTGCTTTTCTTGTGAACGATCGTCTTGCGGCTGTCGATCACCTCGAGGTGCCGAGACAAAGCAGGCGAAGCCCGCACCATCGACGCGGCCTCGCGGTAGATGATGCCTGCCTGCTCACGATCGCAGGCCGCACCGTACACCTCGGCACCAGGCTCGGAGTCGAACGCCGTCATGTAGAGAGCGATGCCGGCGAGTGTGGTGCTCTTGCCTTGCTTCTTCGGCAGCTCGATGTAGCCAACGCGATGCTGCCGCGTGCCGTCTGGGTTCAGCCGGCCGAACAGCTCACGCATGACGTGATGCTGCCACGGCAGGAGCGTGAACGGTTTGCCTGCGTTCTGCCCCTTGCTGTGGCGCAGGATCTTCTCGAAGAAATGCACCACCCGCTCGTACTTGGCTTGGCCTTCTTTGCAGAGGTCAGGCACCGTGGAGCTTGAAGAACTCTTCGACTTCGTCGGTTGGCTTTTCTTGCTTGCCACCTAGCCGTGTCCTACTGCTCGGGGTCAGGCCAAACTCGCCCATTAACGACGCCTGGAGCGCCACTAAACTGCGATATAACGGGCCTGCCGGATTTGGTTTCACGCCACCTAAGTCTGTCCGCATCACCGGGCCAGTGGCTCGCAGCTCGAGCAGGCACGCCTGCGTTGCAGCGTACACCTCGCACAAAGTCGCCAGGGATTCGCCATCGGCCATCGTCAGAGTGCCGAGCTGCACCAAAATTGGTACAAGTTCGTTCCACTTTTCAACTGCAGCCGGCTCGACCATAAGCCGCTTCGGCATCGGCGGTGTGCCGGCCGGCGCTGGTAGGTCAGGCCGGATCTTGCGTTTGCCGGGGTTGCCCAGCATGCGCTTGACGGCGGCGGGTGCTGGCGGCGGACCACGCTTGCCCATCAAAAAACTCCATGAAACTTGCGGGCGCAGAAGCAGAGGATAACCGGGTGGTTTGTTACGGCGTTAGCCCCGATGATCCAAACCGCCCCTCCCGCTGTTGCATTTTGCGGCGTTTTCCTTCGCCGTCTTCCTACTGTGGCAGTTCACGCACCTGGCCTCGCCATTGGCAACGTCATACCTATCGCCGCCTTGGGTGATCGGCACGACGTGGTCAGCGTGCATCTCTCTGCCGTGTGCCACACGCTTGCAGTCCACGCATTGCCAGTTGCACTTGTTGAGCACAGCCTGACGCCACAGCCTGTGTGCCTTGTCGCAGTAACCCCGTGCAGCTGCGTTGGGCCTGCCGGACTCATCACGCCTGGCAGCAGTCCGCAATCGTGGCGGCCTGAACGCTGGTATGCGTGCTGGCATGGCTCAGGACTTGAACATCACGAACCCAGTCGTGCCCGTGCTGTTCGTGGTTGCGCTCACGACCTTCAAGAACTCCGTGCCGAACACTTCATCCGGCAGGCTATACGCCCGGCCTTCCGTGCTCGAGGGGGCCAGGGTCAGATCCGCCACGCTGCCATCCGATTTGTAGAGCCGGCGGAACGCACCCGCAGGCGTTGGCCCGGTCCACATCTGGAGCGTGGTGGCGCTGGTGCTGATCGTGCCAATGGAGAGCACAGCCCCAGCAACGTCACGCATGTCGAGCGTGGTGGCCAAGCTGGTGGCCGTGTGCAGGGTGATGTCGAGATCGCGGCACTTGCGAAACAGAATGGCGTCGGGCATAGGGGATCTCCTGTGCTTCTAGGCTAGGCATGGGGGCCGCAATCCTTGCAGTGGGGCGCGGCCGTCTCTCGCCGCAGTAGCGCACCGGGCCAGACGCTAGGTTCGCTCAGTAGCGTCATTTGCTGCGCTTCAATAGCAATCGCAGTATTTCCGCGAACCGCTGGCCGTGATCTCCAGCATACGCCTCTGCGGCGACCTCAATGGCCTCGCGTTCAGCATCAGACAGCG